TGTCAACCACTCTTTCAACTTTTTTAGGAGTAGCGTTCCAAAATCATTGCAACCACGATGAAGATCAACACGATAGCGATGATCCACAAGACAAAGTGGAAGAGAAGTATGAACGGCCAAAACAACATGTAGACGTAGACCAAGATGTTGCCCCACTGTGTTGCACTCACCGTCCAGGAAAAAATGCCTGGCGCGGCCAGCCAAATGCCAACAAGGTATCCGATGAGCAGATACATGATTGTTTGGATAAGGTTATCCACGTTAGAATCCTTTATTTTCTGATTGACTATACATGAACGACGCCAACATGTCAATCTAGACTGATATCTTCCATGCCCGCCGTGCGAAGCTTGGTGATATTGTTAATTTGGAAGCTTTTGTTATCCAGTCCCTTCATGATGGCTAGATATTTGTTGCGGACGAGTGCAAACTCATTGACCAAGTGCTCCATGTCAATGTAGTCCTGGTCGCCTTCCGCAAACTTGTCAGCATCACGGCTGCTGAGTGCTTTGTTATAGTGCTCAAGATATTTGCGATACTTCTCACGATGTATCTTGCGAAGTTCGATGTTGAGATATTCCAAGATAGCATCAACCTCTTGTAACTGAGCAAAGCGATAAGCTACATCACCTGGTATACGTTTGCTGTTCGCTTCGAGGTTACCCGACAAGAATGTTTCCTTGCGGGCTTCCTCTAGCTCTTTTTCATAATAACTGATTGCAGGGACAATATTTGATAAGTTGTCCTTGACTTTGTTATACCATCCAGACATTATTCATCCCAGTCTTCGTGGTCTTGATCCTCAATCATATTTTCCTGAACATATGTTCGCAGTGCCTTGTCAAATGTATCACAGACTCCATATAGTTCTGGCCCGGCGACACTGAGATCAACAAGGCCCGCCTCGTCAATAGACGTAATAAAGTGTTCCGCTGCGCTGCGTTGATCTTTGACTGGCACATAGGTTTTTATGCCAGACCAAAGTTCAACTAGAGCAACCACTTCAGTAGTGTGTAGACTCATGTTTATTCCTCATTTCGGGTCTATTTATATTTTATGATTCTGTTGATTGATCTTCAAACTCTTGATCATCATCGTCTTCCAACTTGATTTCATGTTGGTCGAATTCTTCCATGATCACATCCAAGCAACTGTTAGTATTGGCTTCCCAATGCTTACGGAATTCCTTGGTGACTTCACCAGTGGCTGGGCTAATATATTCCAGCTTGTTACCAGTTTTCTTGAGCAAGTCATGTGCTTCAAAGAAATCAACAAGGCCGCTGTATGGATCCATGCCGGTGTCCCAAGGTATCCTGACTTGAACACTTTCAAATGGTTTGCTGTAACGGCTTTTGACAACCTTACAGGCTGCGCGGATGCCGTGAACTTTGCTTGTCTTGTTGCCTTCAGCGTCTTCTTTGAGTTTGAGCTTCTTGATAGCAACCACAATACTAGCTGCATAAATCATGCCACTACCACCTGAGATCTTGTCATCTGGATCAAACATGTCCTGACTTGCATATGTATGGTTTGTGCACACCATGCCGATGTTAAGATCACCAAACATATTGACACAGTTAGTAACAAGTGCTTTTAGTTGGCGTGCTTTGCGACCCATGTCACCTTTCATGTCACCTTTTTCAAACTGATTGATGTCGGTTGGTGTGAGCAACATTCCCAAACTGTCTACTACAAATAGAATCTTGGGTCGGTCTTCGTCTTCGACTCCTCCATATTCAGCGCGGTAATCCTTAACAAAATCACTGATAACTTTCGCAACATCATCAATCATGGCCATGTTAAGCTTGAGCAGCTTGTTTTCGTCAGTGTCCACGCCAAGGGCATGTAGCCAGCTTTCATCCAATGCGTTTTCACTATCAATCAACACGACATAAATGCCTTGCTCTTGTGCGTGACGCACTAGATTACCAGCCGCAATAAAGCTCTTGCCAGCGCCGCTTTCACCTGCAAGCATTGTGACCTTGCCGAGAGGAACGCCTTTATGGAAATCATTGCTGATGAGTTTGTTAAGTGTGTAATTACCTGTTGAAATCCAGGTGTTTGGGTCACGGAAGCCTACACTCAGTCCCGTAACGCTTTTCGTAATCGATTTTCTAAATTTGCTTACATCAAATGCTCGTGCCATGTATTTCTCCTCAGTTGGCAAAATGGACGGGCCTAATGGCCCGTCCTGGGTTTGAGTGTGAAATTAACCGGCCTCTTTACGAGCTCGGATGGCTGCGAGAATATCCTTCGCATCCTTGCCTCCGCCAGAAGATTCTTCTGGAGTTTCCACAGGTGCTGTTGCCGCTGTGGCCTCCTCTGAATCTTCGGCTCGGGTCTCCACGCTTTTAGCCGCGGCAGGTTCGGCTTTGGGCGTAGAGGCTTTTGCGGCACGGTCGCTTGCTCCGCTATTGGGTGCATCCATGCCGTATGGACGGTAATAGTCTGCGAAACGTTCTGGGTCGTAGAGCTCTCCGTCAACGCTTGCTTCAAACATCTGGAAGATGATGTTTAGATCTTCTTCTGTTGGACGCTTGGGCAAGAAATCATTCAGGCTGAACAGTCCATGCTCTGTGATAGCATCACGCTCATCCTGATCTAGGCTACGTTCCTTACGTGCCCAGTTGCTTGTAGTGTAATCAGCATACTGACCCTTCTTGGTCTTTGTGATGCGGAAGTCAACACCTTGATCATAATCAGTTGGAAGATGATCGCCAAAGTCTGGATCCATTAGAGCACTCTTGATAATGTTATGGATCTGTGTGCTAATGACAAAACGACGGATGGGATTTTCCGGTGTTTCTTCTTCAGTGAATGCACTGTTAACGACCAAACCTTGGTATAGATAACTGCGCTTCTTCCAATACTTGCGAGCCATGTCTTCCATGCTGGGGTCCTTGAACCAAGGACGAATCTCTTCGTGGACAGGGCACTTCATGCCACTCCACATCTCAACACAAGGAACCTTGATAGTGACAGGCTTTGCTTCGTCCTGTCCTTTGATTCCACTGAATGTGAGATTGATCATCTGACGTTCGCGCCAGAAGAAATCGTTATCGTCATCTCCATCTGGGAGGAAACGAATCACGCTTGTTTCATTTTCCGGGGTGTTCCAGTGTGGGTATATCTGGTTATCGCCACCAAATTTTTTCCCACCTTTACTCTGCTCCTGCTCGAGCAGTTTCGCACGAATTTCTGCGAGTGTTGACATTGTATTTCTCCTATATTAGCCTATGTTTGTTACCGGTAATCCGGCTCATGTTAGTTTCGAGACAAGCAAGTTAAAGCTAACTCCTTGAATATACACAAAAAACCACTGAGTGTCAATAACTCTTTGATTTCCGTGCACATTTATTTATCAGAAAAATCCTGCGAACTTAGGATGAGACTTGATAATCTCAAACTTTTTAGCATTCAATCTATCATGAATTTTGTCAGCACGGATCTCTAGTAGGTATTGATCTAGCGGTTCAATATTGGTCTTGACTGGTCCTTGCCATGCATCCATTGCATTAGGCATATCGCGAATTTGCTGTTTGATTTTTTCAGCGGCTTCTTTCTGACCACGATATAATAGTTCATCATATTTGTCCCAGAGTGCATCTCTTTCGTCATTATAATCTTCAATGAATTGATGAAGGCTTTTGTAAATCTTACCAAGCACGACAAATTCTTCACGTTCACGTTTGTGATGTTGTCCTCTTGATTTAGCGTTAGCATAGCCCCAGTTGAAAGGTATAATCTTGTAACGTTGTGACAGTTTTGTTTGATCTATAACATAAACGATATCTGCCCAATGCTTGGCATAATTGATGTCGCGTGTAAGGCTAACACCTTTGAGCCAAAAGCTATCTTTATATTCAGGATGATCGTCTTTCAATCGTCTACCACCAGGCCAGAATCTCTGAGTTGTTCTACCTTCGATTCGATTTTCTTTTAGTTGCTTTGCTGCATGATCGAAACGCACCCCATGATATAGGGGTGCGTCTCTGCCTTCAGTTATTTGATGTAGTCTCATGCGCCGAAGAG